CCACGAAAAGCACGTTTGCCGTTCTGATCCTCGTAACACCAACAAAAAAAAGGACTTATTTGAATATAAAATCAAAACCCATGCTTTGTATACATACTTTGCATGGAACCAAATTCGTGCAAGATTTATTACTGCTACAAAGCTGTCAATGATGTGAATGACAAGATCTATATTGGATTCGCCACTGATCCACAACAACGCTGGCGTGAACACAAACGTGACGCCGACACCGGACGAGGTTATATTTTTCACAATGCTATCCGTAAACATGGATGGGAGCACTTCCACTTTGAAGTGATCTGCTGCGGGAAAGATAAGCAGGCAATGTTGGAACATGTCGAACCGGCGCTTATTGAGCAATATCAAAGTTCGATAGGTAAGAACGGGTACAACATGCATCGAAAAGTAATGGGCGCTTCCAGTCGTCCGATTGATATTCGCAAAAAACGTGGGCCACTTACCGAGGAGCACCGTCGCAAGGTAAGTGAAGCTCTAAAAGGACACGGTTGTAGTGAGGAAACTCGCCGTAAATTACGAGAGGCACCAAAGGCAAGACTGTTTGGAAAAGATAATCCATTTTTTGGTAAGCATCTTTCAATTGAGGCCCGCCAAAAAATTGCAGAGGCAAGACGAGGTACGAAAGCCTCTCCCGAAACACGAGCAAAGATGGCTATCCGAAGTTATAGCGATGAGACACGACAAAAATTGAGCACCGCCGCCAAGAAAGCAAACCACGGACGAGGGCCTGATAATCCACTTTTTGGAAAGCCGCTCCCCAAAGAGACAAAAAGAAAAATAGCAGAAGCAAAACGCAAGAATCCTTACCGACACACAGAAGAAGCAAAACTAAAAATGAGACATCCAAATCCAAAGGCCGCTGACTCAAATAGTCAATGGTGGCAAGTCACGAATCAAAATGGTGAAACGATTAAAGTGAAAAATCTAAGTGCCTTCTGCCGGGAGCATTCAATTCGTAGTCATCGCTTCTTTGTAGGCAAGACTTGTAAGGGTTATTGTGCAGTGAAATTATGACCGGACTTGAGGCATACAAACTTTTCACGTCGCTGAACAATCATTTCTCGCAGATGAGTTATGACTACTTCAAGTACGGCGGCAACGTTACGATCAAGCCAGAGACATTCGAGAATCACAAGAATAGGTTCCGCTACGAAGCCCTGGCAAAGAAGCTCACCGGCAAGACAAAAGAAGATCAAGAAAATTTTGTAGTCGCCAATCTGATCGAGATCAAGGGCAAAGCCTGGATTGGATCGCTGGCCGGTGACGCAGATGAAATCTACCTCCGCTGGCGGGGCCGGGTCGAAAGTCTTCAGTACAACCTCACCAACGAAATCAAACTGTTATTGGAAGATCATAACTTCAATGAATTGTTCAAATGTGGCGACCACGATCACCCGGAAATACTGAAAGCTCACATACGTGGCGATGTATCTCTGGAGACTTTTGTTGCGTTAGATCTGTGTATTGGCTTCATCAAAAAGTTAGATGACATCCTTTGTGATGATCGCATTTGGATGCCTGTAAAAAACAAAGCAGTCAAGTATCGTCCCTTCATCGAACGGCTAAATATCAATGTCGGTAGCATCAGTAAAGCTATTCTATTAGCCGCTACAGAGATGATACATGAGAAAGAGACCTGAAAAAATTTTAATAGGCAAACAATATGGGTGGCTGACCGTATTAGAAAAATCAGATTCTCATATTTTGTGTAAGTGCAAATGTGGGTCTTTAATAAAGGTTAGAGCAGGAAACCTCACAAATAGTCATACAAAATCATGTGGGTGTCTTCGAAAAGAAACATGGAAATCAAGACCACGAGTAGACCTATGTGGCAATCGTTTCGGCAGACTCACTGTTCTTTCCTTGATTGGCAATTCACATATCCAAATAGTCGTAAACGATGGGCTATATGGCGATGTTCATGTTCGTGTGGAAAAATTGTTGATGTGCCGACTGCACGCCTTCATAGCGGCAATACACAAAGCTGCGGATGTTTTCAAAAAGAAATTATAGCAAATCGAAATTTAAAAGTTACGGCTAATGACTCCATTGTTGGTAACTTATATGTGTTTGAACTCTTAAATGCGAATGAATCATTTTTAAAATGTGGATTTACTAAAGATTTAGAAAAACGTATAACTATCTTGCATAGACTTGGTTACGCCATACGACCAATCTATGTTGTTTCTGGTTCTGTGTCGCTTATGCTTTATCATGAGGAAATTCTTCATGGCAGAAATCCAAATTTTCAGTCGCCAATCGAACAATATAAGTACCGTCCTTATTCTTTATTTGATGGATACACCGAATGTTATACACATTTGGCACTCCTAGAATTATGTGAATATTTGAGTGAATTGGAAGGAGAGATAAATGACAAAATCAGATGAACAGTTATCATATTTCATGGATGTAGTTTTGAGGAACTATTGCAGAGCTTCAGAGGAAAATGACCTACTCTATGAAGAGATGGTTGACCTGAAAGAATGTCTTTTGACACTGTATCAGGAGAATGCAGACCTTCGCTTCAAACTTCGAGAAGCCGGGATCGAGGTTCCGCCGTCGAACTTCGTGAGTGCAGAAGAATTGGCTGAGTTAGACGGCTTAGAGGTAATGGAGTAGCGTGAAAAGTTTTTACATTACCGAATCCAAACGGCTTTGCAACGGGCCGAACTGTGGCGTGAAGACCAAGCATACAGTCGATGCCGATGAGAATGGCAAGCCCGTCTGGAAGTGCGAGAACTGCGACCACACGACGCCAAAGACCACTCGCATGACGGCCAAGAAGAAGGCGCTGGATGACCTCTTCGACAAGCTCTCTAAATAGCAGCATGAAGAAAAAGACAGTAGTGGCAGGAAAGTTTCACAAAGGCGATCCAGTAATGATGATCGCTGGAACGTACTATGGCACTACCGGCGTTTTCATCAAACTTAAAGCTGACAAAAATTGGGCTGACATCAAGGAAGCCAATGGCAATCTGCGCTCTCACCCGGTAGCCTGGATGGGGCACTACGAGGCCAAAACTTGACAGTCCAGAAATCAATGGTAAGCTAAATACTGTTGATCGAGATTATGCAGGTTCGACGCAGTGAGTCGGACAGAAAGGGTGGATAAACCGTAAATCAACGCAGAGAGAAAATACAACGTATATGTCGAACACAACAACTACACGAAGCAATACGTCACGTACACAGTACATGACGGCCCTCCGTTCCAAAATCCAGGAGATGTCCTCTCCCAAGGGTTCCCAAAGACAAGATGATGAAAGATACTGGAAGCCAGACCTTGACAAAGCTGGTACTGGTTCTGCAATCATTCGCTTTCTACCAGCAAAGGCTGATGAAGGCTTCCCGTTTGTTCAATTGTGGACGCACGGATTTCAAGGCCCAACCGGAAAGTGGTTCATCGACAATTGCCCAACCAGCATTGAAGAAGACTGCCCCGTCTGCAAGGCCAACACAGAACTTTGGAACACCGGCAGCGAAGCCAAGAAAAAGACAGCTTCTAGCCGTAAGCGCAAGCTGAATTACATTTCCAACGTCCTGATTGTCAACGACCCGAAGCACCCGGAAAACAATGGCAAGGTTTTCCTCTATAAGTACGGCAAGAAGATCTTTGAAAAAATCAAGGATCTTATCGACCCGCCAGCAGAATTTGCAGACATGGCGTCCGTCGATCCGTTCGATATGGCCGAAGGTGCTAACTTCAAACTCCGCATCGTCCGGGTCGATAACTTCCCGAACTATGACAAGTCCAGCTTCGACAATCCTACAGCGATTGGTGATGCAGACCGGATCGCAGAAGTTGAAAGCCAATTGATTCCTCTTACGGAACTCTTGGACAAGAAGCATTTCAAATCGTTTGAAGATTTGAAGAAGCGGTTTGACCAGACAACTGGTGGCGCAGTTGGTGGCGATGAAGATCCGGCAGCAGAGCCGGAAGCAACATCCGACGATAAGCCGCCATTCGATACTGACGATGATACGCCAGTTGTAAAGCCTAAGTCGAAAGCAGCGTCAAAAAATGTAGTTGCAAAAGCTACAGCAGCCGCATCTGTTGACGAAGACGATGACTTTCTTGCAAAGGCTCAACGCCTAGCTAACAACACAGCAGACTAGATAATAGTCAACAGCCGAAGAAAAAGGGCGGATCTCACTTTCGAGTGGGGTCCGCTTTTTTGTGTGTAAATAGAAGCATGAGTGAACCAATTGTTTATCAAGTTCGTGCGATTGACGCATGGGGCAACAAGCGAATCGTTCATGCATACGAGACTGAAGACGCCGCCAAAGCAGCCATTCAGACGATGCGTAGACGTGCTCCTGCCCGGTATGACATCAAGGCAGTTCCAAACCAGCCGGATCAATATTGGGGAATCAATTTTCCACCACCGATGCCAGAGAAGCCAGCGGCCCGTCGAAAGGTTCTTCAGCAACCATCACAGCCGCCCAAGTAGC